GAACTAGCAGAACCTCTTGGTGTTCCTGCTAATGGATCGCCAAGTAGGAAAGTGCCTTTTTGACCATAGAGTTTCATAAGGAAACTTACCCACTGCTCTGCGTCCTCTCTTGCCATTGCTGGCAATGTAACATCAGCTTCCCATCTTTGACCAGGATACTGATAGACTTGCTGTTTATATGTGAATGGTGATGTGGAAACGCCTACAGTATTTCTAGCAACAAGAGTAATTTCAGCGATAGTCTTGTTAGTGGGAGTAGAAAGTGGATAAGTGATAGACATAATAATTATCCAAATGCTTTAGAAAATGTACCGCCACGCATTCTAGCATCAGCAACTGCAGTTTTAGTTGCTTCTGCGATTTGTGGCATTAGTGATGCAATCTCAGTTCTAACTGTTTGCTGAACGCCAGTGGTAACATTTATAGTTTGGTTGATAGTTACACCGCCACCTTGCATGTTTTTATTAGCTACAATACTGCCTGAAGATGCTGGAATAAATAACTCTTTTCCTCGTTCTCCAACGATTACTGGTCTACCACGTTGTTGTGAACCACCTATTGCCGCCGTTGATGTTCCACCGCCAGTACCAAATACATTAGGAAATTTTTTTTGCAAACCCCCAGATATAAAGCCTACCAATCTTTGCACAACAAGCACTTGAAACAACTGATCTATAATACTTGCAGCCATATTCCTAAAGGCTTCTTTAACGCTTTTTGTGCCTTTTACAACATCTGTGAAAGCACTACCAAAAGAACCAGCAATACCATCGGCTAAATTCTTAGCCTGTTCAGCCGTAATACCTACTGTATTAACAGCTTTTTGACCTATCTGATCTATAACAAAACCAGCCTCTAAGAACGCTTCCCTCAGTCTAAGTAAGTTTTCGGCAACCTCTCTTTGAGCCACGCTCATATCTTCTAATGATTTAGTAGATATAATATCAAAAATTTGCTGAACTTCTTTTGCTGCCTCTACTGACTGAGTAAATGGATTTAGTTCGCTTAACTTAGCAAAAGAAGCACCAAGTAATTCTGCTTGTTGCTTTGATATTTCAAACTCAGCAGAAACCTCTCTTAATGCCTGTCTTAATGATCTTTCAGCCTTTACTTGTTCATCTTTTCTTTTTGACTGCGCCTCATCTGCCTTTTGTTGCCTTCTTGCTAGATTATCAACAACGCTCAACTCTTCTTTCAATGCAGTGATAGTTTTTTGCAACTGATTTTGTAATTCAAATTGTGCTAATTGTTTTTGCGCCTCAAATAGTTTTTCAACCTCTTCAGTTACCTCACCAAACTTTTTTTGTAAGTGATCGAAACGCTCAAAGTTAGATAAAGCAAAGCCTGATAAATCTTTTACACTGTCAGAAAGTTCATCAAGCTCTTCTGTGAAGCTTTTTGCTACATCCCTTGACTTCATGTAAGCAGTGCCTAATGCAGATACTATGGCGATTACAGCACCGATAACAGCACCCTGCGCTCCAAAGATACCTGCAAGCTGAGAACCCTGCTGACCAAAAGCTGTTAATACATTAGTGCCATTCTGAACCTGAACAGCAAAGTCACCGACCTGAAAGCCAGCTTGTTGTATTCCTGCTGATGAAAATTTTCTTACGCTTCTTGTAGTATTTGCGGCACTCGTGCCAAACTTGTTAAAGCCACCTGTTGCCGTTTTTACAGCAGTATCAGTTTTCCTAATTCTTTGTTCAACTGCTTGTAATTGAGAAAGTGCATTACCGCCAACATTTACATTAATCTGTAAATTATTTGCCATTTTGCTTTTCCTCTAAGAGTTTAAAATATGCGATCCATTCATTATACTCGTCAACTGTGATTTGTTCAATCTCTGCTATTGTTTTACCTAATCTTAGCGCAAGGGAAACAAGATTAAATCTAAATGGATCGCTGGCTAGTTTTTTTCCTGTTCCTCTACAGTAACCGCATCAAATATTGAGCCAAATACATTTGTTAAAAGAGTAATAGGCTCACGCATCAATGTGGGCTTGTCATCAATCTTAAACATCTTTTCGCCATCTGATGTTTCTGACTTAATGATAATCATTTCTACCATACCAGCTATAGTCGGATTAGATATGAAATCCTTATACTTGCGACTGACTTTATCAATATCTGAGCCAGTTACTTTTGTATAATAAATAACTAATGGGCTATCTTCACTACCCCATTCACTAACCTCGATATGACTGCGTTTTCTAGCTGACCTATTAGCAGCTATCTGCTCTGCAAATTTAGACATAATGCCACCAGCCTAAATTTAGGAAACAGTAGTTTCAGTAATACCACCGCTTCCAGTGGCGGTGAACGCAGCTTCTACCATACCATCAAATGACGATGATATACTTTTGCCTGTGACGATTACTGTGCCAGTAAAGAACGTATCACCAGAAGAAGCACCTTCTGGATAAAGTTCGATAGTCAATGATGAGCCTACATCCAGCGCATTTTGCGCTGTATCAGTTTCATCAAAGAAGCACTCGATATTTACAGTATAAGCTGAAAGCCCAGCTTTGTAGCTTCTAAAGCTATCACCCATACTTGTATCTTCGATTACTTCCCCAGTTATATCTAAGGTAAAAGAACGCACCTCAGCAATGGTGTTACCACCTGCGCGAACTAAGCCCTCACTTCCTGCATGGGTCGGCATGATTTACTCTCCTTCAGTTGCAACTTTGTCAGATTTTTTGGGCTTCTGACCTTTACCCTTTTTCGGCTCGTCAACCGAATATCCAAGCCTGATAAGTTTTTGCGCTGTTTCAGCCCAACAAATTATCATATTGCCATCTTTATCATAAACTTTAACTTGTTTCATCTTAAACCGCCGTTTCAACGTCATTTTCTAAAGTAACATAAAGAACTTCTATTGAAAAGCGACCAATGCCTACAGGATTTTCTCCATCGCCATTAAAGTCTGCATCAAATGAAACTACCTTAGTTTCTTTAGCCCTGCCACCTCTAGTGAGGTCTGTTGCCAGGGCTTCTTCTATTTCTACAGCTATCGTATCAAGTGTATTATCTGCGTTTGAGTTAGCTGAAACATAAGCTTCAACTGTAACGTCTAGCGTTCTGATTTGTGTGCGTGGCACTTTTAATGTGCCATATTCACTAGCCTCAGACTTTGTGTATATCGCTAATGCTGGCAGTTTAGCTTCTGCTAATGGATAAAATCTTGTCTGGAATACGTTTGAACCAGTAGTGGAAAGCCCTGTCAACGTAGTGGTAATGTTATCTCTTATTAATTTTCTTACGTGCGCCATCAAGCTTCCTCAAGCACCAAGACAGTAACGCCTGTGCCATCGCCCTGCACGACACGAATAGTGTAGTTAACGCTGTTAATATTGATTGTATCGCCTTCCGTAGCAGCAGATACGTCTTGCGTCCTGCATGTAAAACGTGGCTGCTCCATTGCAACGGCAACTTCGCCACCTGCTTCAACCTCGAAAAACTCATTGTCAAAAATCCCATTTATTGTAACAGCAGATTGCCCTTGTCTTGTGTAAGAGGCAGCAACGCCGAAATCATCCGCATCAAAGAATATGGCTCTTTCGGTTGCTGTCTCGACTGCCATTACTCATCCTCTGGTGTTTCCAGCTTATTTACAGCCCTGTTAGTTTTCTTCGGAGTAGCTTTCTTAGCCTTTGCTTTTGCCAAGCCTCTAGCTATTAGCTTCTCTGCCTTTGTATCATCTACCTCAATAACGTCACCAGGCATAAGGTTGCCACCAGTGCCGATAAAGCATTTTTCAATAATCTCTATTTTCATAATGAACCCCTAAAAAGGTTGTGGTGAGGGCATAGCCCTCACCACAGTAATTGTTAATTAAGCAGTGCTAACTTCGTTAGTTACTGCAAAGCTAACAGCATTACGAACACCGACATCCATTTCTGCAAGTAGCGTTAACCTGACAGTTCCAGACTTGTCTCCCGAAAATGGATTCACCATTATACTTGGCGCGCCAAATTGCCCAATTACAAGTTGCGAAAAGTCCCCAAAAATCAATGCACTAGCATCTGTTCCACCATCACCAGGGTTAAGGTTAGAAGGAACATTGCTTGTGAACTCAACTGGATAACCATAAAGATTATTCCATGGATCGTTCAAAAGCATCACACTATCAGTTGAACCAACTTTAACTGTTGTTGCCAACTTGGACTTGACTTTGGCGTTTGATAAAAAGCCAGCACCAGCATCATTTACAATGCCGTTATCTTCTTCTACCAATTTTACCAAATCAACAATGTCTTGCCATGTGAGAGCAGCAACATCTGTATCGGCTGAAATGTCTAAGTCATTAATACCAGACGTACTCAGAATACCTGTTGGCTGATTTGAACCAGTACCTTGTATAGCAAAGAACTCTGTTTTATCAGCAGCAGAACGTAGCAAGTCATCACGAATGATTTGCTCAATGCTTGGCACACTTTCCATCATAAGAAGTCTGGAAACCTCTACAAACGCACCCATTGTGCGTGGCTGTAAAGTAAGTGCGCCATCTGTGCCAGCACCATCGCTAACATCGCCAAGTTCTTCAACAAACCCAGCAGCAGCACCCGTAGCAAGCTTTGGCATTTTGATACGACCTGTCAAACCTGACATAAATGTTGCGCCAAGATTGCCAAGAACAAGCTTGTTTCTTAGTGCCTCGATGAACATATCGCCACGATGCTCTTCTGGAACAAAGTCATCAAAGACAACTTCTGAACCTGTTGCGCCAGTTGCAGCAGTAGCTAATGCGCCACGTTGCCCCCACACAAAATCAGGAACATAAAAGCCTTCACCCTGTCTGCCGACTACTCGTGCAATCTCATCATTGATTTCACGTTCAAAGCCAGCTTTGCGGAAATCACCAGTTACTTGTGCCTGGATCATTCTACCAAGTGAATAGTTACGCTTTTCTGTTACAGGCGCATCAATAACTGCTGCTGGTGTATCAAGTGGCTTTTCATCACCGATAGCATCCAAAAGCTGACCACGGAATACATCTACGCTTACTCCGTCTCTGATAGCCTGTTCGCCAAGATCACGCTTATTGTGCTTGGCTGCGATAGCAAGAATTTCACTATCGTTTTTACGTGCGGCTCTGACAGCTTCAGCCTTCGCCGCATCAAGGTCAATGCCTTGAGTTTCTGTATTTTCAGACATTCTAATCTCCGTATTATCTGAAGGTTGCAAAGGTTCGGAAACTGATCGTCCAACGCCAACAAGATTTGACTGATCTGCGGGAACGCTAACAATACTAATCTCCATAGGCGTGGTTTTGACACGAACAATATCATCCGCATCTCCTTCACGCTCTATGCGACCATCGATACGATAGCCGACTGATATGTTCGTTCTGATACCATCACGAACATCATCGAACATTTCTGAAGCACGTTGACTTTTACCAAATCTAACAACCGCACGTAAACGCCGTGCATCTTCATCAAGTTCAACTCTCTCGACCACGCCCACCTGGTCATCTAATGAATGACCAACTAAAAGTGGCGCACGACCTGAATTAATAAAATCTAAATTCATGCTTTCACGAGAATGGTCTATTACTTCCATACCAAAATCTCGTTCAACAGGTTCTTCGCTGGATACACCTATACGAACAGTTCTGTTTTTCTCATCAATAGACTTTTCTTCGTCAAGATGACCCATACGTGTTGACATTGTAAGTCTGTCAATACGCATCTTATCTTTATCTTTTTCTTCATCATCATAATGATATGGTCTAGTTTCATCTGTATGATATGAACTAGCCTCCATATCTTCTTCCATATCATCCATCTTTTTTGCAAAAGTAATGATATATGCCTCATCTGTTTCCTCGACATTTTGTATGTGTCGCTGTGTAATATCTTCCATATCTCTTTCCTTGCTTGAAAGTGGATGTCCTAATGGTAGCAAATCTTGGTCATGTTTTCCACCCTGAAATCTTCCGTTACGTAGGGCAAACAAAAAACTATTTACTCTCGCATAAGCCCACTGATCGCTGCTTGTCACCCCAGGTCTAACGCTTTGTGGATTTGTATTATAAGCCCCAACCCCTCTTTCAAACACAGCAGCTAATGTTCTTGCGTTAGTTCTCTTAGTTGGATTGTCACCATATTTTTCATTATGCTCGTCTGCTTTATTGCGCAATCCCTTTTGCACTTTTTCCGATAAATCAGACAGACCTCTTTCATCGTCTTTCTTACCCTCAAGCTTTTTCACCAACTCAAGAACAACATCTTTCATGCCACGTTCTCCTAAAGTGCCAATGGTCGCCCACTTCATTTGTGCAACAACACCTGCAATATTTGACTTATTAGGCTCTAAGTCACCATCTTTGAATTGCTTACCATCCTGAAAATGTCTTGCCGCCCAAGCCTCACGCTCTTTAATCCAATCTA